TCCCCATGCGCACCAGATGACCTACCGCGCCGGATGATGCCCGCACCGGCATACCCCCCGCCGCCGCAACGCTCACCCGCGCCCCCAAAGGCTCTTCCGGGTCAACTCTGGCAGTAAACACATGCCCCCGGTAGGTCACGCCATCAAACTCCACATCTTCCACGCCCTCATAGCGGGCGACGCCGATCACCGCCGGGGTGTCCTGCCAGCTATACGGGTCATCCGGGCCAAACCCGTGGATATAGGTCAACGGCACTTCATCGCCCGCCCGCAACCAGATATTTGTATCTTCCGTGAACGCCTCCCCGTCGCTGTCACGCCCTGAGAGCGGCCCGCCAAACGGCACGCCCAGAACGCGCAACTCGACCGCCGGGTAGTCCTCCCACGGCTTCAAGGCTTTCGCGGCGGCCCTGGCCAGAACGGACGGCGCAAGGGCCGGGCGCTCTGGCGTGGATTTCAGCGCCACTTTGAAGCGCATTGGAGAAGCGGGCGCGGCCTCGCTCTTTTCGCTCTTGCCTTCGTCCTCCGCCTCTAATTCGTTCGACACGTCGATAATCTCTTGCGCCTTTGTCCGAATAGACAAGATGCGCCCCTTGTCCTCTGCGCTGTTACGCGCCCCCGTTTTTACCGCTAATTCGTCATCATCCATTTACCCACCCCCTAACAACTGAGACATAATCGCATCGTGTATTTGCCCTACCACATAAGGCCTTTCTTCGTCCGATACCTGCTCGGTCGTTTTCCAGCCGCCCTCTTTGTGGTAGGCCGCTTGCTGCTCGCCCTGTACCCACGGGCCATAACTGGCGTTGTTGCCAACAATCTGTGTTAGCCCGTCGTCCTGGTCGGCAATTGTCCAGCGCCGCCCCAGTGACTCGCTATTGGGGGACTGCCCGCGCCGGTAAGGGACTTCAATTTCCCCGCTACGGATCATTGCCATAACCGCTATTCTTTGTTTCAGCGAAACAAAGTGCATGGGACGCCCGGCCATCTTCGGCGGGTAGACGCTGATCTTGCCCTTGACGTGCACAGCCGCCGCGCGTAATGCAGTACGGACGGCGGGCTTGAAGCGATCCAACCGCGCCAGAAATGCTTCCATGCCGTGAACGGTGATGCTGCTCATTCTTTCCTCACGCGCATATCTGACCGCACCCAGCACCTACACGCGGGATGTTTTGGCGGGTAGTCCGCTTCCTCGGTGATCTGTTTCTTGTCCAGTTCGCCGCATATGGGGCAGACAATATCATCGGCATTGGTGACGTAGAACGGGATCATTTCAATTGACGGGTTTTCACGCATGATCTGATCGGCTACCCCGCGTTCCCCCTGTACCGCTGCCCGCGTTACCTCGGTGACGGCTATCCGCTCGGCGCGTTTCGGGCCGTAGTACACGCCCAGCATATCCTCTAGCTGGCCCAAATTCAGCCCGTCGCGGTAGTACGCCTGTACCGCCCGGCTGATGCCGTCACGGGTCGTTTCGTTGATGCCGCGCACCAGGTCAAAGCCGTAATGACTGGCCCATTCCACCGCGCCGGTATTCACCAGCGCCCAGTCCGGCTGTATGGAGAAGCCCGCCGCCATAGCTTCACCCTGCGCTATGTAAATCTCGCGCAAGGTGGGGACTACCGCGCCGCGTAGCTCTGCGCTGGTATCGTCCCAAAATCCGGCGGGGATGTTCTCGATGCGCGGCGGGTCGCCCAGCGCCTCCATGAGACGGCGAATTTCAGCGCCAAACTGCCGTCCCAGCAGCCGCGCCAACTTTGCCTCAAATTCGTCCCGGTTGATAATCTCTGCCACTACCGCCCCGGCTTGCCCCCAGACAACAAAAAAGCCAGTCATCCATTTGGATGACTGGCTGCTAAAAACCAGATGACGGCGCGAAACTGCCGCGCCAGCAAAAACTATTTGATTGAACTTACGCGCTAATCATAGCACGGTTCGGATATATTTTCAACCGCGCTTTACGTTAGCCGGTCAAAAAGCCGCCGAATATTTGCCGCCCGCACCGTTGACGATTCGCCCGGTTCTGGCTCAGCGTGGAATATCGATGCTTCTGGCAACGGCGGCAAGTCCGATTTTACGACCTCAATGATTGTCCCGCGTCTCGTTACCCAACCTGGCAAGCAAACGCCCAGCCGCCAGGCTGAACGCGCAAGCAGGGAATACCAACGCTTATTCCGCCACTCAATTTCGATTGTGATTGTGTTTCCCGCCATATCTCCCCCTAGTTCAACCATGCCTTACATTCATCTGCCGTTATCTCTCTTGTCCTGTACAGGAATACCGCCCAGGTGATTGCCGCCGGGATGCCGAGCGCCGCCGGGCGCGGATGGATGTACACCATATCCCGCGCCGGGTAGTTCTGCCGCCACACATAGGGGATGCGCAAGCGCCGCCAGCCAGCCCAAGAGTAGGTCACGCGGTCGGTAGGCGCAACTGCAATTGTAGCGGCAACTCCGGCTCTTTCGCCGGGAAGAATATCACGTCCTCAAACGTCTCCCCGTTGTGCGGCCTGACTGTCACCGTGACCGGCCCGGTAGGTACGCCCCATTGCGCGTCTAGCCGATCCACCTCATCACAAAGCCGGTGGATCATTGCTGCCGCGCATGTGGCCGGGTCAGTGTCGCCAGCCAACGGCAGCGGATACCATTGACGAATTGTAGTCGTGTCCATTTATCCCCCGAATAGAACCACCGCCGCGCACGATACCACCAGCGCAGCCGGTACAGCTTTTCGCAGCGCCAGACCGCGCCGGTACAGGACGGCAAGCGCGGCAGCGTACAGGGCCAGACCGAGCAGAATGTCAACCATACTAGTTCACTCCGCCGATCAGGGTCAAGTCGTCAATTCCCAGTTCAAAAAGCTCCTCCGGTACGTCCTCGAAGATGCCTGGCGTCAGCGTGATTTCAACGGACTTGATACCTGGAATTTTGGCCGTCGCTTTTATGGCCTCCGCGTCCTCTGGATTATCATAAAAGTCGAGCGGGAAAATGCCCTGTCTGACATTTGGGTCATACTCTAACTTGATATAACGCCGTGCTTTTGCCATGCTAATTATCCCTCGGTTGGCAATCCGCCGCGCCCAGTTCGCGGGTATCGGGAAACAGACGCGCGGCAGCGGTAGGGCCAGTGTGAGAATGGCCGCGCTCCAAAGAGCAGCGGCAGCGGTAAACTTCCGGGGTGGTATCCCTGATTTCGTTTAGCAAGTCCTGCCCCATTTCGTCAAGCACTCGCTTGATTGCGCCGGTTAGGTCAATTCCGTTCAACTCAATGCGGTAACGCTTTGCCTTTGCCATGCTTTATTCCTCCCTCTGTACATAATACCACAAACGCGGCACGGCTGCTTTACCGCTTATCTTTATCCGCGTTGCACCTGGGGCAAGCGTGATACCCCCGCCCGCTGCAACGAGCGCAAGAATGGCCGGATCGCCGTACTCCCTTGCACCCGGCACATTCTACCCACCCGGCCCCGTCACAGCAGGGGCAGTCATAGCCAGCCGCTTTTGTTTCGACCTTTTTCTTTCCAAGCCCAAATATGTTCATTCCTCCGCCTCTTCCTCTTGCTTCTCCGCTACCCGCACCTCCCACAAGCCCCCGCCGTTCGCAGCCGGGCCAGCCAGGGTCAGGATATACGACCCAATTTCAAACGACGCGCCGGGGTAAAGCTCCGGTAACACCTGCTCTAACAATTCAGGCGCGGCCAGCACCACGGGCCGCCCGGTTAGTTTCCCCCATACCCGCCCGTCAAACTCGCGGTAAATTGTCATCACTCCGTACTCGCTCATGGGTACACCTCCTCTAGCGCGGCCCCCGCCGCGTTGTCGAATATCCGCTTTACGTCGCGCATGTTTCGCGCCTCTTCCAGCATCCCCGCCACTGCGCCGCGCAAGGCCGCCGGGATGATGCTGCTCTCAAACTGGCAAGCCGGAACGTGGCCAGCCTTGACGCGCTTGCCCGCCTTGCGCTCCCACCGGCGCAGATCAGCCATGACTGCCGCCTCGCCTGTCTCACCGCCCGCCACTGGTTGCGCGTCCGCTTCCCCGTTACCCGTAGGCGCGGGTAGGGCCGGGATCACCACCGGCGCGGCCTGTTTGTCCAGGATGCGGGCGATCTGTTCTTCGGTCAGGTCGTAGCCCAGAATTTCGGCAGCCGTCAATGTATCAAACACCCAGGCCAACTTCACCAGGCTATCGGCGCGGTCGGCTTCGTCTGTCTGGAATACGTCAAGCTCATCGAACGCCAGTTCCAGCCGCAAGCCCATCTTGCTAAAAATCTCGCGGTTGAGCTGCCCTTCCAGCTTTATACCGCGCGGTCGTACCGTGTTCTGCCAGAACGTCTTTTTATGGCTCTCCGCTACCGCGTAATTGGCCGGCTCATCAAGCAGGCTGTATGGGATGCCAAACGCGATCGATACCTCCCGCCGCGCCTCTGCGCCTAGTTCCGGGATAACTAAATCCTTTATAGACGGGGTCAGGAATTTCGGGTCAATGCTCTTTGACTTCACCCCGACAATTTTGAACGCGTTACGGACACTGCCAAGCATCCGCCGGAATTTCCCCTCAATCAATCGTACCTGGTCATCATCGTTGGTGTCAATCCCCAGCAGCGTGACCGGCATTGCGCCTTGCTCGAAGAAATAGGCCGCAAAGCGATCCATATAGCGTAGCAGTTGCGTAGCCGTGAGCGATACCCCCGCCGCGCTCACTCCCGGCTGAATGTCATCATCGAGCGCAAACTCGCGGGTATACAGCATTTGCGGCACTTGCCCCGGCTCGTTTGTCCATTCCACCGTGCCGCGCTTCTGGTACTGTTTGAACGTGTAGACGCCGCCCGAATAACTCACCTCAATCTCGTACGGGTTCACCCATACCAGATCGCGGATCACCCGCCCGCCGTTACTCGCCACCTCAGCGAAACTTGCGCCCCGCGCCAGCAGCGCCGCCTCTGTTTTCCACAAGAACTCGGACGGGTCGCAAATGAACGGCCATTCCACCTCTACCTCACCGCGCCCCCGGTACACGCGCACCGGAACACTCGCCAGCGCATCCGCCCGCATCTGAATAGCGCGGTAGATCAGCGGCACGACCGCGTAAGCGTCCGCCGCGTTTTTTACCCTGTCTGATCCTGACAATTTCGACAAATAGTTTGTAATTGCCTTTGCCGTTTTGCCGCTAGTCGTCATCATATCCATAGTCGCCCCCTACCGTAAATAATAGCACGCGTGAGCTCGCCGCCTGTACCATTGCCCACCAGCACAAAGCAAGCGAGATTACCCGGTCATCATGCAGCCCTTCCGGCGCGCTGAATTTGCTATGCCCCGTTTGCGTTACCTCGACCTCATACGCGCGTAACTCATCCCCGTAATCGCGCGGCACGAGAAAACCGTCATGTTCCAGCGCCGCCGCTAGTTTCTGGATCAGGTCGGGCTTTGTCGTTGCGGTCGTGTTGAAGCCCGGCAACCCGTCCGGGCCGTTGAGTATCGGGATGCCCGCCGCCTGCAATAACTCGATGTTCGGCTGCCCGATGCTATTGCGCTCCGGTAACAGTCCCCGGATGCTGTACCGCTTGCAATCCTCAATCACCCGCGCGCGCTGGTACTGGTAGTTGATCTGGTTGAAGCGGTCACGGAATACCACCCGGTTGCACTCCCTACAGCCCAGCGTAAGCACGCTGTAATCCTGCGATAAAGCCCAATCCAGGCCGCCATAGATGCCGTGGCCCTTGTGCGCGCCCGGCTCCTCGTTGTTGTCCAGTACTGCCGCATTGTCAACGTTCTGGAAGAAACTGCCGTCCTCCACATATTCCGCGTCTAATTCCTGCTTGATGACGCGCTCCGGCATACTGCCGCGCATTGCCGCAATTTCACCCGCCGGGATGTGCGGGTTATCATCCGTGCGGTAGTGGTAACGGGCCCAATCCAGGTTATCCCGCGCCGCCTGTTCTAACTCGAAAAATCCATTTAGTCCCTTTGGCGTGCTGGTGAAGTCCGCCCCGCCCTGGTAGTCGGCCAGCATCGGGCGAATGACCATATTCCAGGTATCCAGCAGGTTCTTCACCATTGCCGCCTCGTTGATGACCACTAGCGCGTACTTGCGCCCGCGCGGCGCGTCTGGGTTGTCCAGGCTCCACATATCAATCGACCCGCGCCCCATAAGCTCGATGCGGTGCTCGCTCTCGTTGCGCCGCTGAATGACCGGCGCTAATCGGTTGGTTAGCTCGCGCCAGTCCTCCGCTAGCATACGGTAGGTAGGCGTAAACCACGCGCACGGCTTGCCCTGGATCGCCACGCCGCCAATGCGCCGGTGCTCAACAATATTTTTCCCCCAGCGCCGCCCGCATCTCAGCAAATTGAATCGCCGCGCAGTTTTCAAGTATTCGCGCTGCCCCTGGTGCGGCTTTGGCATGGGGAGGAGAATGTCAGTCATTCATGACCTCATCGATGAACCGCACCGTCACCGCCCCGCCGTCCGCGCCGGTTAGCTCGGTGCGGTCGGGCACTTTGCCGTAGGCGATTTCCATAAACGCCTTTTGCAGTTGCGGGTTTTTGCTATGCGCCCAACTGCGCAAGATCGCCTCGGTGACGCTCATCACGTCACCGGTAGGCTGCCCGTCCTTGCCCTTGATTTCGACTTTCTCGTGCCCGATAAACTGCGCCAAATCCCGGAGCGCGTCAAAGGACTTAGGCCGCCCTTTACGGTTTATTCGCTTGTCGCCTTTTTGAAACGTTCCGGGTTTTGCGCTCAACTCCTGTTATCTCCTGTATTACTGGACTTATAAAAATATTGCCTCTTGACAAGTAGCGCATATTGCGCTATAATAATATCAACCAAAACGGAGGGAATGAAATGACAAAACTGATTACGGAAAGCGAAGCGAACATGAGCAAAAAAGCCCCCACCTCCATGAGATTGCCAGATATGACCGCCAAACAACTGGCCGAACTTATCGCCCAAACGGGCATGACGCAATCGGAAGTAATCACAACCGCAATTGACAGAATGTATAGAGAGGAAACCATGAAAACGATCAAACTGGGAAAGATCAATGACACTTATACTTTTGCCGTGAAAATTGATGGCCGCTATGTCAAAATGAGCAACCAGGACGCAAACTACGAGCGCCCCGATGCAAGAATTTACTACGACAGCGGCATTTACCCCGGCATCGCGGATGTCGATCAGTACATGTGCAATCAGGCTAACGGTCGTTAGCATATTTGCTCCACCCCAAAAAACTATTGGCCCGCCCTTGCGCGGGCCAAACCTTTTCTACCCGCGCCCATGTTCTCAAATATCTTGCGGGTAGCGTATCGTAATCATACGCCGCAAAGAGTGCTTTAATATCGAAATACTTCTCCAAAGTCGCCTGCTTAACCGGAACGCTCGCGCCCTTGTGTAGGAATACGGTCAGCTTCTCGCGCTCTTTCTCGGTCAGCGCCCGGCTACTCACCCTCACGTCGATCTCAATATCCCCGAATTTCGCCGCCCATGACTTTAGCCGCTGGTGGCCGTTATACAGCTCATTCCCCGGCCCGATACAAACCGGCTCCACCTGCCCGAATACCTCTAAGCTCTCTTGCAAGCGGTCAACCTGTTCTTTGCGTATCTGGCGCGGATTGCGCGGCCAGGGGATCAGGTCGCTTAGTTTGCGTTTCTCGTTTGTCCAGATAATATCACTCACGCTTCTTCCCCTTCCGTTCCCCCTGCGGCCTGCGCACGTGCCGCCGCCGCCGTTGCTGCTCCGGTGAACGTTTCGCCATCACCAGTTCTTCCAGTTGCAACGGCTCTCCATTGGCCCCAATCCGCGCGTGTGCCTGTCATCTAGCGCCCGCCTCCGCACTTTGGATAGCTGCCGTTTCCAGAAGCGCCCCTGTCCCGGCTTGAAACTCCACCAGAAGCCCCACCAGCGCCCGCGCGCCCATTCGGGTATTCTCTCCTCGTAGAACCTGCGTCCCATTCCGCTCTTGCCTCCTGTATTCGCTCCCACGTCAACCAGCACGGGGTACTGTCCTTATCCGGTAGATAACACACGCTCCACCAGAACGCGGCCAGGCCGTCGAGTGTCATTCTGCCAGCGCCTCCACCAAGCGCCGCAAACGATAGGCGATCACGCCCAGAAGCGCAAGCGCAAGCGCTAAAATAAGCCAATGATGCCGCTTCATTTTTACCCCCTTAGTAGTGCCCTTGAATAATCATATATGGCGCAATTTTTTGACCGCCTACGGTCACTAAACAAGTTAGCCGATATGCGACGCCAGATTTTAGACCCTTCACGATCGGGCTAACCGCACAGCTTCCAACGACGCTAGCCAGCCCGACCAGGCAAGTCGCGCTCACGTCTGTGCTTGACGCTAAATCATACAAATCGAATACCGGCCCGACCGGATCAGCGCCTTGCGGCGTAAAATCAATGCTATAGGCGATTTCCTCTTTTTCGCCCTGGTCGAATGGAGAACCGATCACCTCACGTATATCCGCCATTACCTGCCTCGCTTTTTTATCTTGCCCGTGAAATCACGGGCGCTGGTTTCTCCAAAAAATGATCGGCCATGTGCCATTCCGGTAAAATCACGTAATTGGCAGATCGCCGTGATAAATATTGCCGTTATCAATGCGATTTGATCGACGGTATGCGGGTGCGTTCCGTCTGCTGCCGCGATGTTGTGAATCTGACCAATTGCCAAACTACCGCCAGCGGTAGCCGCGTGGCTACATTCCGCAACGTTCATCACGCTCGTAACAGATAGGGTTACATCATCGACCGACTGCGCGTGGGCCGTATCAGCGGCAACGCCCAAAACGTGAACCTGAGTAAGCGCCGCCCCGTCTACCCCGTGGCTATGCGTCCCGCCTGCCACCGCCAAAACGTGCGCCTGCGTCAGATTCGCGCCTTCCGCCAAATGCGCGTGAGCCGCGTCCCCCGCCCCGCTTAGGTTGTGAACCTGGACAAGAGAAGCCGTATCCGCTGGCTGAGAATGCACGGCCTCGGCGACGGTGATGCTGTGAACCTGAAATAACAAGACTGCTTCTGCGCTTTGCGCGTGCAACCCGTCCGATAGATTTAGGTTGCCCTCTGCCAGCAGCGTGATATTTTCTGCCGTGTGCGCATGGGCCGAGTCTG